CTGAATACAGTTAGAACCTTTAACTGCTGTGTTTGAATATACTACATTTCCTTTTGCTGCTACGGTCTGAGCAGCTACATTTATAAATTCTGCCATAATTTTTACCCCTTTCATATCACAAAAGGACAGGTCTCAGCCTGCCCCTCTGTGTAATACGGCATAAGCCGACATCCGAATCAATCGAAAGATACTCTCGATATGAAGTTATCAGCAATTACATCCGGTGTTGCATCCGCATCCGTAATATGTGTTCGGATTAGGAACCTGATATGCCGGAATCGGTGCTGGATTAATCGCATTAATAAGCTGCTGTGTCTGAGAAGCCATCGCGGTTGTGAGCAGTGCGCTCTGGCGATCCTGAGAAGCGGCACGTCTGAGATCATTGTTTTCAGCCTGCAAGTTAGAAATCTTTTCATTGCAAAGATAGTCTAAAACGGCTCTCGCATTTGCATTCTGGTTATCAATGATATCTCTTGTGTTGCTGTTCATGGTGTTCTGCAATGCGCAGGTGTTCTGCGCCATATTGTAGTTTACACCCTGGATAGCTTCTCTGGTTTCACAACAACAGTTCGCAAGCTGAGCCTGTAAAGCGTTGGTGTTCTGCATATTCGCTACAGTGTCGGCATTGATTGCCTGCTGGATGCCGAAGCCAGTCTGCATGATGTTTGTGTTGATTCCATTGAATCCGGTAAGCATACCATTATTCATGGCGTAGAATCCATCACAGAGACCACTGTTGATTCCGTCAAGTTTGCTGATTACTGCGGAGTTATCGAATCCTCTCTGAATGTCTGCCTGAGTAGCTGCTGTGGCTGCATATCCGCCGCCGTTGCCATTATTGCCCCAGCCGTTGTTTCCCCATCCGAAGAAAGCAAAAATGAATAAAACAATAATCCACCAGCTACCATCTCCACCAAACATGCCGTCATTATTTCTACCGTTTCCAGTAGCAGCGGCAATATCTGCTAAGCTATAATTTCCATCCATAGTTATAATCTCCTTTTTTTGTGTATTTACATCAATCTGGCCAGATTGTAATGTACTATTTCATTCCTTTCAGCATGTGTTGGAATTGCCCTGCCATCTGCTGAACCTGATTAAGTTGCTGTTGGGAAATCTTCCCAGACTGTAACATCTTCTCAACTTCTGCTTTCGGGTCTCCTTTAAAATTTTGCTTAAACTGCATAAACTGCTGTATCATCTGCATTGGTCCGTTCCCCTGTGGCGTCCCACCACCAAGGGCATTGAATAGTGGATTACTCATCTGCGTTTCCTCCCTTGACTGCTGATTCCCGTGTGGTATTACCCCTAACAGGTTCAGAAAAAGAATTTAATCGGTTTATGATAGCTTCGTATTTGCCCTTTAAATCGTCATATTCCTGTCTGGTGACATATTTACTGTCCATGTTCTGAACAGGCTGCTTAGGTGGCATCTGAGTGCCTACTTCATGGTATTCAAACGTCCGTAATGGTTGTGGCATACCAGAAGCGTCTGTAGATTTTATGTAGAACTTTTCGCTCTCTGAATCCATCAGTAAAACACTTGTCCCAGGTGCTACTAGATAGGATTTTGCACCGACTTCGCCAGATACCCACAGGATACCATTGTTATTCTGTTGGGGTTGCTGTACTGGTTGAGCTGGCATCTGTACAGGCTGTTGCTGGAACTGATTCATCTGTCCCGGAACGCCAAAACTATATTGATAAGGATTGCTGTATAATGCCATCTTATGCACCGCCTTTCTGATTATATTTTTGCATAAAAAAAGAACCGGAAACAGGTCGTTTCTGGCTCTAATTAGTGTCCAAAAAGTATCAGCATACTTTAATTATTTTATTATTTACCCTCCGGCTTAATCGTTTCACCGTGGATATACTCACATTCATTTGTTCAGCACAGTATTCGAGCGTATATTCCTTACATCTCAGCCGAAACAGTTTTTCTTCATCCGGCGTGAAATTGCACTCTGTCAAGAACCTGTCTATATCTTTCTTTGTGAACACATATAATTTCATGAGCATACCCCTTACTAATGCTAACGCTGATTCTGTGCAAGATAATTTGTAAGTTTCTGTTTTGTTTTTTTTAATTCCTCGACATTGTTCCCACTAATCTGACTGTCCAACATGGTCGACAACACTTCCAGAATCAATGAATCACGTTCTGCGATCCTCCGAAGACTTTCATAATCTCGTCTATCATGTTCTTCCAGTGTCTCTACTCGCTTATTGAGTCGAAATGCCGGTGTAATCCACTTAAAGATTACGGCTGCCGCCCCTCCGACAATAGACACCCCTCCGCAGATTGAGAGGAATATTTGTACAAATTCTGATATGCTCATTTATTCTCCTTTTCCCAGTAATATACCGGGATCTCATTACCGGAATCCCATGTATCGAAATATTTGCCCTCTTGTACTGTCACCACATGACCATCTATGCAGAGGATATATGTGCCTGTCGGATGGTCTGCACAAAAGTCGTTGACTGTATAGATATATCGCTCTGACTGTTCTATAAGTTTACGTCTGTATCCATGCTTATAGAGATATGCTCCCCAGACATAGTTTGCACTTGGCATATCTGACAGAGCACACGCCTGCACCATTAATCCGGCAAATACCGTTTCCCAGTCGAACCCGGTTGCCTTGCATATTGCCCGGACAACGCAATCTCCTGTTCTCTTATCCTTAACAGGATTCGGATTGAAATATTCCCATTTGCTCATCAATCAATCCCCTTTGCTGTTTTATATCTCTTTGCCGCTCCTCTGGCTTTTGCGGCGTTCTGGCGGTTCCACTTAGCGATCATAAGGCGGTCTTGTAGTTCTCTTAGGTCGTTCTGTTTGCAGTAATCTTTGTATGCAGCATTTTGTTTTTGGAGAAGAAAAGACTTCCGGTCAAGGTCTTGTTGGAGCGCAAATTTTGCCTTTTCACTCGGCGCATTGTCAACTCCTGCTTGCAGTCCAAGGACTTCACGCTTTGTTTTACGGATTCTCCGTTCATAAGTACGTTGTCGTTGCTCTTTTTCGTACTGTTTACCTTTGTTGGCTTTATCCTGTGCCGATAGTTCTGCGTAGGGATTGAATTCCCCATCACTTGCTCCAAAACTATGCCGACAATTGACTCCTGACAGTCCACTTGCCGTTCCATATCCGGTCAATGAGAACGGCGGAAATTTCTTGCTCTTGCCAGAACGAGAGTATATCTTTCCTTGCCACCATGAGTGATTTCCCGGATTCTCGCCGCCGTCACCTGTTCTGGCTCCTATGTGCGCACTGACCAGAATCAAATCCCAGTCCATTTCTTCCATGCGTTTTAGAGATATATCTCCCGTAGCCTGAGCCACACCGGTTCTGACAGAACGTGCGACTGCTGTTTCAATCGTGTCTTTTCTGCCAGATGGATATATGACGGTAACACCATCACTCACAACATTATTAACTGCCTCTTTGATGGCTTGCGTATACCCAACTGCCCCAGTCATTACATGATTATATGCAAGGTCGCATTGCTCGATATAAAGCCTTTGAGCGGCACTTGCAGTTGTCCGTGTGAAGTTCTTCCACTCGCCCATAGTCGCAAGCATATTCCGTTCCATGAGCCTTATCATAGCTGGTGACTGTTCGAGCGGTACAGGGCTTAATCCTGCCGCCTTGTATATCTTATCATCATAGTTCATTGCAGTGATTCCGGCATCCTCAAACGCTTCAAGAAGTTCCTGTTGTTCACGTTTGGTGTATTTGGATAATTCTGCCAGAATGTCCTCGAGCAGTTCGCCGGATTCCTGTAGTGTTCTGATTCTCCAAGCATCGGCATTAGTCAGAATATAATCCTCACCTCTGCCAATCCTTGCCATCATCCGCGACACGATCTCAGATATGATATACTGATGCAGCTCTTCAGCAATCTGTTCGCTACCCTCTGTTATCCGGCGTAAATATTCTGGACTTAACATAACTATTCATCTCCAAATAATGTTGGTTCGTCTGGTTGAGCTTCTTTGACCATTGCTTTCGCTTCTTCTAATACTTTTACTGCTTCAGGCAATGTTTTATATGATCCAAAATAATATTTCTTCTTATTTCTTTTAATTTGCACCTTATAAGTTCCCTCACTATAATAAATTCCCTTATATCCTGTTTTGTTATCTTTTCTTATCCTCTGATTCAAACACTGAGTTTCACTATCAGTCCAACGGCAGTTATCTGGTTCATAGTTTCCATTCACATTTATTCGATCTATGGACAGTCCTTCCTTATATCCATTGTTCAGTGCCCATTGTATAAATGCTTGCGGTTCTTTTTGCCATTCTTCACAAACTTTTATTCCTCGCCCACCGTAATAAATATAAGCTTTGTCTTTTGGGTTATTACATCTCCCCTTCATTTTTGTATAAACATTGTACAACTTTGTCCTTGAATATCCATGTGTTTTTACAACTGATTCTTTTTCATAATTATAACATCCGCAGCTTACAGTACTTCCATTTCTTAAATCCCCATGTCTAACGATTGTGATATTTCCACAATCACATTTACACTTCCATCTCCGAATCATTTTACCTGTTTTACTATAAATTGGTTCAGCTTCTTCCATAACTACAAGTTTCCCATATCTTTCACCCTCAAGATGCAATCTTATCTGATTTTTCATATTATATTCTCCTTTTATACGTATATACTCATATACGTATATCATAACATATTTTATTCTTTACGTCTATACGTATTTATGGTATATTCGTATTAAAGGAGGTGCCATAATGGGTAAAATTAAATTTACGACTACCATAGATGAAAATTTATTGGAGCAAATCAAAATTCTTGCAATTAAAAAAAAGTGTTCCGTAGCATCTATTCTTGAAAAATTAATATCTGATTATTTAAAATCTAATTCAGAGGGAAAATAAATCCCTCTTTTTTATTCATCATCAAATAATCCTTTTGCTTGTGTTTTTTCTGCTTCTTTTGTCATTGATACCGCCTCGTCTTTCGTCATTCCTTCAAACTTCACGAAGTACAACCATGCCGGGACCTTGCCGGTGGTCACATACTGCCACCATCTTGCACGGTCGTTTTCGCGTACATACAGGATATCGCCAAAATCATAATTGACTTCATAGGCTCCGACAGGTGCAAGTCCGTACAGGTCAGCATAAACGTTCAATGCGTAAATTACTTCGTCCAGACAGGATTCCAGTTTGTCTCGAACGTCTTTGATGAACTGCACTGTCCTCTGCTGTTCTGCTTCTACTCCTGTAGCTGTCTGAATGCCGCTTGATTCGTTGAAAACAAAGTACCCGTTGGAGAATCCAATCTTATATCCTAACTGGCTTAAAATGGCATTTATGCCACTTATACGGGTATCTGTGTTGAGCTGCGGATTGATTTCCTGATAAAACTCTTTCTCGTCCTGCCCGAATACATTCTTGACAAAGTGCGGTAAGTTCATCTCATTGCGTCTGTTTTCCATACCCTGCGGAGACATGGCTGATACAGGCGTACCGCTTGGCATCAGCAGTCTATCATCTGCCAGAACAATTTTCTGAGAATCAAAAATCTCTCCGGCATTACGGCTGTATGCAATGTCGAGGTCTTTCAATTCCTCAATGGCTTCGGCAAATATCGGTAATCCAAGTGGCGTACTGATATCTACGTTGTTCGCCTGTGGTGTCCGCAGTACTCCATACAGAGGTCCATCCAGTTTCTCACCGTTCGCTTTGAGAATCGGCGGTGTATCTGCCATGAGGCCAGCCCACTTGGTCTGTTTAAGGTCAATTTTATCTCCGATACTTTGAGGGGATTTTGATACATAAGCTCTGTTGGAAACGTAGTACGGATAGGTTGTCACGCCATCCATGGTGGTCTCAACAAAACGATGATATTCAAGCCTTGTATAGTATTTCCGTCCAACTGTATAAGAATCCTTAAATATAATCCCTTTGATTTCTTGATTATCATAATCCACAATCATCACGTCTGCCGGAGTAAATACATCAAGGCTTTCACCGTTCAGCTTAATGAATACTGTTCCATAAGCACAGCCATATTCCACCCAGTGCCGAATCTGGAAGTATACCTTGTCGATCTGCTCCTGTAACCACGTAGCCCTTGTGGAACCATCTATCTGAATGCCGATCGCCAATGTTGCGAGCCGAGCTGTTTCTGAGCAGACGGATTTCGCAAAATTAATCGTCTTGATGTTATTCTTATCATCTAGCCATTCCGGTACTCCCCTGTAAATGTTCGCGCACCGGTTAATCAGTGATTCCATTTCTGGAAATTCTGCTGCCTGGATGTTAAAGTCCTCTTCGGCTTGTTTTTTGAATATCATGTTAAACCACCTTTTTAGTGTCGTTATAAGTCCCATTTAATCTACCTTTTAAAATCCATCCATCTTACAGAAGTATCTCGCGCAATAATGCCTTCATATTCTACAACTTTTAAGATTTCGTTAATGTCAGATGATCCATATATTTTTAAACCGATGCTTAAGAATTTATTTATTTTATCTGAAAAGTACCTATCTAACATTTTATGCACTGTGCCCCCTTCTCATGGACAATGGACTGGTTGCGTATCTGAGAGAATCTATCCAGTGATCGTTGCCATCTGGATAATCTGCAATCACTTCTCCATTGCTATCTACTTCATGCTCATAATTGATAATTTCCTTGTATGCTCTAGGTGTTCGTGTCGGATCAATAACTAATGTTCGGCACTGTAACCACTCAAAAGTATATTTACGGCTTCCCGGTGTTACAATCGCTCTACGTGCCGGAAGCCCTGCATCTCGGAAGTCAATAATGCTTTCTTCTTCATCAACTCCGCAAGATATTGAATAATCATCATATCCCTTTTGTTTTATCTGGCCAGCCATTACTGTATTTCGGATTTTGCAACCGCCAAGCTCATCTAGTAGGATAACTTTGTCCTGATTAGGCACATAAGCCACACGAATAAATGCTTTCGGATCTGGATACCATCCCCAGTCCTGTCCCTGGTAGATACTTTGAAAGCTCTGAATCTCTTCATCTGTAATTTCTCGAATTTCTAACAGTTCGAAAATATTTGTGCCAAGTCCAACAGGAAGGCCAAGATATTCATGGTCGTAAGCTCTCTGATTTGTCTTTCTCAAATGCTCCGCATCATCAAGGAATTGTTGACCAAGCCATTCAACAGGAACTGATCTGTAATCACTCTTATGCCTGTAGCTGTCGTCTCGTGGCTCTTCTACATACACATTCGCCCAGTTGCTCCGGCTGATCGGTGGATTGAATGTCTTAAATACAACAAACTTACTGCCGCCTCGAAGGACTGACTGCTGCACTGTACGAATTTCTTCAATGCCCGAAAATTCGTCAAGTTCTTCGAACCAGAGATACTTGAAATATCCCTTGCTCGCTTTAATAGATTTAGTCTTTTTTGCCTTGTCCAGTCCTCTGAATATGATTTTCTGTCCAGTAGGTTTATAAGTGTACTGCATAGGGCTTACACTGGTGTCCCATAGTTCATTGGCTCCGAGCGCGTCAATTCCCCATGCTATCTGTTCATAAACGGATTCTCGAAGCGTGTTTCCAACTTTCCGGAATATGACTGCATTAGTTATTGATCCATTAATAGCATCTTGCATCATCTGTAAAGGAATCATCACTCCAACAAATGAGGATTTCGTTGAACCTCGCCCACCATACAAATCATAATAGGTGTGTTTTCCGTCCAAAATGTCCCAGAACACATTGTAAAAGGCAGGAGCTATAATTTCATTCAGATTAATCGGGTTCTCATCCATTCTGTTTCTCCGGCCTTGGAATATTATTTACAATCGTAATCTTTCCATCTCCAGAATCATCATTTTTCTTGTCAGCATCCCATCCCTTAAAATTATTTCTCAAGCTGAACTGAGCACCATTTGAACCATCACGATCAAATAGCCTTTCCTCTGCGTACTGTTCCACTCTGGCTTTCGCGCGCGTAATCGTGTCAACAAATTCTGGTTTTGCTTGATAGTTTAAAAGAGCCTGTCTGCTTGTAAATCCAAGGGCCAGAGCAAGTCCTGTAACGGTCGGAGGATGAACGTCTACAAAAACGGGAGACCCAAATTTATTAAACATTTGTTTGCCTTTGCTATCAGTTAAAGGATATCCTTTACAATCCTTAAAATATTTTTCAATTTTTTTTTCAATTTCATCCACCGTTTTATACATGGGCGGTTTTCCCATTGGTATTCCCACATTCTCACCTCCAGACATAAAAATCCCCTAGCGTAGCTATAGTTATATACACTATAATACCACACTAGGGTTATGTACCTCTACACCACTTTTAGTTTTTATCAATTTTATAATCTTCCGGTCAATTTTGCCAAGTGATAATATTCTGCCATAGTCCTACGCTTGTATCCGTAGAAATCATTTTCAGATACTGGAATATCTCGGAATCGTTCCATTGTTCGGTATCCTATACAGTTCACTATGCTGTCGTATATCTGCGTTTCTATGCCTGGTGCATATTTGATTGACACTTGCAGAAGATTGTACTTGTCATTCTCGTTAAGGTGTCTGAAATGACTTTGAAGCGCCGGTATATCATCCGGTGGCACTCCATAGTCGGTTAGTGTAGCTTTTCTAAGATTCATTTATTTCACCTTCTTCATTCAAACTCCAGTCACATGGCATGCCTCGAAAACATTCTGGACAGTGTTCGTAGAATCCGCAGCCTTTGCAATCCGCTGGCTGTCCAGTACAATATTGCTGTAGTACGTGGTATGCTGATATAGCAAGGCTTGGCGTTATGTCTGGTGTAGGTTTGCTATTCATTCTTCATCTCCTCCAACTCCTTCTCAGCTTCTTCACGGGTGAGAAATACGGTTTTTCCTATGGATTTTTTTGAGTAGTGCCGTTCATTTCCTCTTTCATCAACAATTCCTATATAGATATCATCATCTGTTATAGTATTGTTGATTACGATCGAACGAATGATACTTTTACGGTCCGCACACGGTTGGAATAATTCAGTTCCAATTTCAATTGGCAATCTCACAAGCAAGCCCTGTTCTTCTAAGTCTTCATATTCAGCAAGTGCATTCATTACATTAAATTCTCTTTCTCCCTCGAAACAAACATCTGGGAAATCGCTTCCGTCATGTATTGCAATAGCTTTTTCGCCATCATTATTAAATCTTTCAGTCCATCTATTCATTTACTTCACTCTCTTTCAACTTCTCAACTACCAGCTTCAGCGATTCTACAAATTCATCGTTTACTACTGCACGATCTGGATTCTCGATAAACCTTTCAAGCATGTCAATGGCTTTTCCTTCTGTAGTTCTGCTTGATACCGCAATTTCGAGCAGTTCATCAATGTTGCCTTTCCAGTTGCATGTATTGCACAAAAATCTCATATTGATATACCACTCAATAAACTCTCTTACCGTCATTTCTTTTGTGCCGAGAAGTTCTGATGCCTCGTAGAAAGTATCACACTCTGCTCCGATACGTGCGCTGTGCGTCACATCTTTGTTATTATAAAATTTTAAAATGTCTGGAAATGGTTGTTCTGGTAATGCTTTGCAATTGTCTTTCGAATACCAATGGAATCCCTGCTTCTCAGCTTCTTTGAGAAGCATTTCGTTTTCTTCTTTTGTCCTAACCAGAACGCATGTGTTTCTTAAATCAATCATCTACTTCACCTCACAAAAACATATTCTTTTCTTCGCGCTTTTTCATACATTCTTCGCAAATAAAAATCGCTTTCGGATACCTAAAACAGCTATCATTAAGTATCGGATAATCCGGTTCATACGCTGTGGTTTTCCATTTGCCGCAAACATTACACTTTTTCACAGTTTCGTTTGTATTCATCGCCATGTATCATTCTCCTCCTGTAATTTTGCTAATACAAGTGTTCCAACCTCGAATCCATGCAAGACTAAGTTTACTTCTCCAACATTCCTCTTCTTTCTCCTCTGGCAATGGCTTCAATGGGCACCAATCGGGCTTGCCTTGGCAATATCCATGTTCACAATCAATTTTCTTCATGAGAATTGCGTCTTCATCATCATCTGAGATTGAAAAACATGCTTCAACACCTTCATCTAATTCATAACAGAATCTACAATCTAAGCAATTCTTTGGTGTATTCATCACTAACACTGATTTACGCATTTACTTCACTTCCTCTCAACATCAGGCTCAAAGTGTTATATCCCGGGCAAGTTCTGACTCCGTTTCTGGTATCTCTTAACAATACACAATAAGGATATAACGCCATGACCTCATAGATGTGTTCCGTAGCATCTTCGCCACGCTGGTCGATGTATTTGAAGCACTTTCCCGGTCTAAGGAAGTACCTTGCGCATACATACGCTTTTGTTCCGAATCTTACGCTTGCACTACTCATTTGTGTTCCTCCAATCCGTAATCAAATAATGTATACTGCTGTTTAAACTCATTCAACCGCTTCTTTGCGTTGAGGTAATATTCTTCATTAATTTCAAAAGCTATATATTCGATCCCATATTCTTCATAAGCAATTAGAGAGCTGGCACTTCCTGTATGTGTATCAAGCACCATCATTCCTTTCTGCAGATATTTCTGGCAAATCCACCTGTATAGATTTACCGGCTTCTGTGTTGGATGAATTCTCTTTTCATTTAATTTCTTATTTCCTTGTTGAATAGTTCCTTCAGTAATTGATTTTCCTTGAAACATTCCTCTCCACATATATCTGAATATATCTACTCTTCTTGTTAGACTGTTGAACGCAATTTCTGCATCAGACTGGTCGGAACCATCATTGCATTTATCCCATATAATCATCCCGCCAGTCATTGGGTAATCAAAATAATTTGCTCCCCATATAATTTGATTTTTAGAAACTCTGAACAATTGTTTAAAATATTCAGGTTCAGGAGGCGAATTGTCCCATCCAAAATTTTTATATCCTCCGTCTGGAACGTATATAGAACTTCCATTTTTCTGCTTTACATATTTACTTCGATTCTTTCCTCCATGCTCTTTTATTCCATATGGAGGGTCTACTATGGCAATATCAAAGTAATCGTCCGGAAATTCCGGTAAATATTTCATGCAGTCACCATGTATAAACTCTCTCATATCACACCTCCTTCGGTTTTTCACACCGTTCAAACTCGATCGCCCAGACCCACGGATTCGTATTCCATCCGTAGCGGTCAAGGTCGGATTTCTTGATAGTGGAATCCCATACATCAGGAAAACCAAGTGCTGTTGATGTATAATCGAAACATCCCTCTACTTCTGCACCATCCTCTGTGATATCCTGCAACCGCTCCACTCTCACATTCGTAACCTTCAGCCAGATTCTCGCCGCTTCTTTCGGCATGTGGATTGATGGCTTCCAATGCAACCCTTCTGGCATCCATGAATTATCATCTGCCTTATACCAAAAAGCGTGAGCTGCTGCTTGAATAAATGTTTCCCGGACATACAGGATATCTCCCGGCTGATACTGCGGCTTTGCGTATTGAATAGAACCGCCGTATTCATTAATGCCAAAACCAAAGCATCCTACCTCTTTCTTCTCTGTACTGTCGGTAACAAAACCGAGCGGGTATGTATGCTTTTCATCTGGTTGGGGTTTTACTATCCGTCGAGTACAGTTCTTTCTTCCGTCCATGATCGCACGAACCATCTCAGTATTGAATAAAATAGGTTTAATTGCCATCTACTCCACCGCCTTTCACGATTTCGATTGCATCATTGATCCCCCGAATATAAGCACTCGCTTCCGTTGTGGCTTTCACAAAGCCAACATTTTCTCTTTCCTCTTCTAACTGCTCAACAACCTTGTCCACATTAAAAGCTGTTGGCTGTTCATCAATTACTGCACCTATTGCAAAATCTATATCCGAAATACCAAGTGAATCAATAATTTTATCAGCATCAATTAAGCGCATTCCCATCATCCTTTCTCATCAAAATCCAAGTCAACTCTAATCACATCTGTGTTTATTGCAGATAGAGATTTTACCTTTAAATCGTAAAATGGTTTCAACAGTTTTGAACCGGCACTATATTCATCGTAATCCTCCCAGTTTCTTCCTGGATGGCATATCTGGACTTTCTCGTCACTCTCAACATCTGTGTCAATTGTTGCCAATAAATCAATCAACTTCATTTCTCACCCTCCTGTTCCATATTTCAACAGCTTCCTTCCAATCCCATGTTCCTGTGTAAAATGTTAATCCGCATTCACAGTGAATGGCTATTGGATTTCCCCCACTGTCAGGATCGTAAAAAGACGGTGCCCAGTCTCTTTCTGGAATGTATACATTTTTCTCTGCATCTATCTCTTTTCCACAGAACGGGCAAGGTTTAAGTTCTGCAATTTTATTTTCCTGTTTCATAATCTTCACACTCCTCCGCATATTCGTAACCATCCATCTCATCGCATTTGCACTGGCAAGAATCCTGCTTGCTACAACAGATGCAGCACTCTGTTTCACCGTCCGGGCATTCTAATTTACAATATCCCATTTAGTCCTCCTTATATGGTTCTGGATATTCCATCCATGCAACTACCGTTCCGCCTAAAACTTCGTTATCCGTTCTCCAAATTCCATCAGTAGTATGTGCCTGTTCTACCAATACTGTCCCGTCATCGAACACAACGGTAGCAATCACGTATTTAGATGTTTTCTCGAACATTCCTCTTTTCCAGTTGTCCGTTCCTTTGAATTTCGCAAATATAGAATCATGTTCTTCTGGTAATTTCTCGCTGACTGGAATCCAACCATTTTCTTTCTCGTCCTGTTCCAGATCGTCTTGAAGCTGCTCAATCATATCTTGAATAACTTTGACATACACCCCAGCGTATTTATAGCAGTCCGAATATTTATCCGAGTATTGCTTTAATCTGTCTTTGATATGGCTCATGCTTCCACCTCACTATCCTCTGGTATCTGATAATCGATATGTCCATTTACATAGGCTTCCTGAATCATGTCCAGTACCTTGATAGCTTTTTTCTTTGTGGAATATTCTCCGAGTAAATAACTGCATCCAGTGATATATGATGTTACAACTGTTTCTACTCTCCGGGATTCTTTAATACAATCCCTAACTCTTCTTTAATAGCGTCTACATAATCAATCCATTCTGCCAGACCGTCATTGATATAATCGGCAGCCCGGTCAAGTCCATTTCTGAATCTCTGACAGCGTTTCTCGCCAAAACCAAAATCATCATGCAGAACGGCAATCGACAATATTACGAACGAATCCGCTATAACCTCTTTTATTTTCTCTGAAGCTTTATCAAGGTCTTTTACTGCCAGAGAAGTATGTATCCCGGTCACACCCCGGAACTTGCATTCCTGTTCAAGAGCTTCAATCCCGCCCTGCCGAACAATTCGTCTGGCAAGGTCAAGCCCGTCCTCCCTGCCCCGTTCATATTCACGCATTTTATTCATTGTGTTAAACCTCCACGCTTTTTTAGTTTTGCCATCCAACAGCCCTCCTTATTTTCTGAGTCAGAATGTCAAACTGTAAGAATAATTCCCTGTCCTTACATTTCCTTGCTTTTATGTCACAGTCATAATCATTTATCTGATATTTCCCTTCTAACAGGTCGCCATTATCCAGATATCTTTGAAAGACTCCCTTAGAAATTCCGAACCGTTCCAAAATCTCTATTCTGCTCATACTGTCGACGAATGTACCATCTGCTGCAACAATGTCATAAAGTTTCATTTTGTCTCCTTGCTTGTCTTTCTTATTCCGTACCCAACCGGAGTATATGCCCTGTCAGTGCTAGGGTGGTTTGTTCTGAGCAGGTCATCATCAATCAATTGATTGATATGTTTCCAGACCGTAGCTCTCCCGGCATCCACCCTTTCAGAAATCTCTGTGACTGACGGTGCATATCCAACCAGTTTGATATAACTGACGATATACATATAGATTTCTTTTCTGAGAGCCTGTCCCTGCTCGTATCTATTCTTTGTGTTGTATGGCATTTTGATTCTCCTTTTCCAATTCTTTTGCCTTATTAAACATCTTGGAAAGATAATCCGAATAAGCAACAAGCATGTGATCTACGAATCCATTTTTGTTATATTTTTCAGACACAACATGGATCTGTTCAACTACCTGCTGCCAGTATTCATCTTTTGCCTCAATTCCAGCAGTCTGGAGGACCAGTGCCGGAAAGTCAATCTGTAAAAACTTTATGGTGTCCGGTATCTGCTCGTGCGTCACTCTCATACTTATACACCTTCTTCTGCCTCAAAACTTTGTTCAAGAAGTCTCTCGTTGTCCTTGCTAAACGCCTTGATATAGCTTTGTTTTATTGGTCTGATAAAATGTATGCCGTCTGCTGATTTCGCACGTGAAACAGCCACGTAGAACTGTCCTGGATCCCAACAGCAAGGGTCAATGTTGATTTTTTCAAATGTCTGTCCCTGCGATTTATGAATACTGATTGCCCAGGCAAGTTTTACCGGGAACTGAGAGAAAGAACCTACTTTCTTACGGACAATCTTTTCTTTTACGATTTTTTGACCGTCTTTTTCCTGCTCAGATTCCTCAATAACCTGTTTCTCAATGTCTTTACTGTATCTGTACAAATTGACTGTTTTACCCTTGTCTGTCTTAACAATCAGATAGGATTTTTCAAATTCTCCGTTGTCTACAATTTTCTGGATAATGCCGATTGTTCCGTTTACGTAATTTCCGGACAGATCATTGACTGTAATCATTACTTTTGCACCGATGTTCAGCGTCAAGTCTTCTCTGGCAAATGCAATATTTTTGATATCGGCAGATGTCAAATCTCCGTCAACTGCTGCATGGAATACTTTTTCCGTCTTTTTATCCAACTTGCCAAGAAAGGTATTGTTAATTCGATCAGCTTCAGCATTAGTTCCAACCAGGAACGGTGCTTCTGGTATTACTTTGCTTGATTCGTTATTCTCCAAGTATGCGATTGATTTACGGATATTGTTGCCATATTTGATATCATTCAGAACATATTTAAATCCTTCATCGTTCTGCCTGCATACTTCATCAAGCTTAATATATTCGAATGACATATCTTTCCAGTATTCAGACATAAAAGCATATCCGTGTTCGTACTTTCCACCCTTTCCATAATCAGATCCATACATCCGGCAGAGGATTTTACGATCATCTGTCGTAATTACTGGGGGGAGCTGATAGAAGTCACCAATTATGATAAGCTGCACATCTTCCTTGTCACTGCCTTTTAATAATCTTTCAACGGCTCTTTCCTCATTTTCTGTGATAATCGTCTTCGCAATCATATTAAACAAATCGAACCGGCACATGCTGATTTCATCAATGATAAGAACATCTGCTTCTTTTAAAAGTTCAGATCTGGATTTCACTTTTTTCTTGTAATCCTCAAACTTAATTGAGATATTCAGTGCTCGATGCACGGTAGTCGCCCCGTATCCGATATTGTCCGCAGCTATTCCGGTAGTAGCAGATACCAGAACGCTTTTACCAGCTTTTTCCACCTCATCAATGAATGTCTGAATAACTGTTGTCTTACCTGTTCCGGCATCTCCTGTAAGGAAAACATTACTACCAGATAACATTGTGTCTAACGCAAATCTCTGCTTTTTATTGAGATCGTCTTTTTTCATTTTGTAACCACTCCTTGTAAAAATTATGTCAACTAAATATTTTTGCAATATTCACTTAATTTTGCTATAATAAATATAATTGTATATACTTTTTAATTTTGTAACCCATGTGTAACCAACTTTTTTAACCCATTGGTTACGCCGCAAACCCTTATTTTATGCGGGTTTCAGAGGTGTGTAACCGTGTAACCAATGTAACCAAGGTTTTCATATAGGAGAATCACTAGAGTATATGTTTTTTATACACTCTCAAACTTTCTCCTATAGGACGTTTTTTTCGTGTTACAACGGTTACATGGTTACAAATTACGAAAACGGGACATTTGTTTCGGCATCAGCTGGCAGAAAACCAGTTTCAATAACCTCATTTCCCTGCTCGTTTTCGAGACTTTTTATATCAACAATCTTTACTGCAATAAGCCTCATTACACTTCCACCGTCTCTTTTTAGTACCGTATCTCTTTTTCCTGTGTGCTTGATTAACTCTCGATTAATCGCCCAGGCCGAAAAGGCTTTTCTGGAGAATCCATTGTTCTTCAAAAGGTTTTCAAGAGGTTTCGGATAAAAATATACATATACATCTCCATATTCATCTGGCGTTTCCTTGAATCCCCACTGATCGCAGCTAAATTGCGCATCAAAGTGCTGCCCGTACACTGAGAGACTTTCAAGAATGAATTCATAGCATCTCTGACCTTCTGATACATCTTTCTTGCGTGTAGGTATGTCTACAACGTCCTCGACCGTCAGCTCACGTCCATCCTTAAATATGAAATCTGTAGCTAATTTGTCGGCCAGCAGAAGTGTAGATATTGCCATCACCTGCTTTGCTGGAAAGTCATATCCGTCAAAACATTTCTCAATTTCGGCTTTCATTTCTTTCAGATCATCCGATGTGAACTGTTTGAGATTTCCAACGAACACTCTTCCAGCAAAGCCGTAGTTCTTCACGACAATGCCGTTAATCTCTGCTGGATTCTCGTAAATATCCTCGCAACATTCAATTTCAATAATTCTGTTGATAGCTCCGCCGGAATCTGCAAATTCCGAAATAGGGTTCTCACCGTTGCAAATAGTCACATTACTCCATGTATTTTCCTTAGCTGCTCCGAGGTCCTTATTTGAACGTGCTTTTCCTTTGCCAGAACAAAGATTGTAAATCAACGTTTCGTAGTTATCCCGGATATACTGAGAAGCGTTCTTCGAGTCATCGAGAATCATCGGAAAATTATTAAGCATATCTGCTCTGGTCTCCAATGATGTATCTGTTGATCGAAAGTTTCCAACGTAAGCTCCCGGCGCAGGATTTCCCCAAACAGAAGCAGCTATATTGATTGTTACTGTCTTTCCACCGCCTGTCTGTCCGTAGAAGTCCACGATGAACGGCAGCACATCAAGTGGCTGTATAAGAACACTTGCAAAAGATGCTGCCAGTGCTATTCGCGGTTCTAATCGTCCGCATGACCGTAGCTGCTTAGCCAGAGTCACCCACTTGAAGTAGTCTCCACTTTCCTGTATACTTTGGAATAGCGTTTTAAAGCGGTATTCACCGTCAAAAACGATTGAAAGGTCGTAAGGTACAAATGCATTGCCATGCCACCCTAACTTGCTCGTAGAGTGCTGTATGTCGATCATATCGGCATTGTACATTTCAACATCCGCCAGATACTTCACAAGAAGCCTTGCATTCTCTGAGTTGACCTGCACACCGAACCTTGCAAGATTAGTTATCGCCCTGGAAGTCACAATGTCGATTTTTGGAACAGTTATTTCTGTCCAGTATCCATCTCTTTTAAAAGCCACTGTGATCTGTTCTTCGCCTGTCTCAATATTTTTCAGTCGACGTATCGGCATGATCGGATGGTGGCACACAAGTTCTCTCGCCTTGGATGTTTCAGAAGAAAATATTCCGTTTTCTGTAGCTATCCAGCTGCCACAAGCCATGTTGGGATATTCTTTTCCAATATCATCCTCATAAAAGTTTGTGATATTTTCAACTAACTGCATGGAACGATTTACTTTTTCTTCTTTTTCCTTGTCCTGTTCTGCTTTCTGGAATTCTTTTATGAATTCCTCGGCTATGCTTTTTACTCTTACACTCTTCGCCCTGTCCATTAACTTAAATTTAGCTTCTGAACGGTCGATTTTACTTTTTATCGAAAAAAGTTCTTCATACAGTTGCTTCTGCATAAAATCATTTGCTTGCAAATTTTCAATATTTTCAAGAATGCTTCTCACCTCCTGCCTTAGCTGACAATATTTCATATCTGCTTCTTTCTTTTTCAAGGTTGAACTGGCACATATACCACTCTTCTGAATCAGGAGGGAACGTTTTTAGTGCTGTTTCGTACATAAGTATGTTCTTTTCTACCTGCTCAATCTCATTAGGATCCTGAACAGGGTTGTGTTTTTTTGATTTAATATCTCGCATTTCATGTCTGATCTGGTTTCGACTTTTACCTTTTTTTGATACATAAGTACCGCCCAGCTCAATAAATGCAGTACTAAAAGGAACAGATTCATATTGCATTACGAAATCAAACACATCGCCACCGGTTCCACAGCCGAAGCAGTAAAAGGAATCATCGTAAATCTTACATGACGCTGACTTTTCCTTGTGAAATGGACAACATATAAATCCTGCTCTGTTTGGTTTTAGTCCATACCTGGAAAGTATCTCCGACATTTTCACTGACTGTTTGATTTCTTCTTTCGTCATGTCAGCAACTCCACGATTCTCCGCCCGGTTTCTTCTTTTGTACAGAATTCAAACTGGACGTTATATCGGTCTCTGATAGTGCAAAGGGAACGAAACAGAGAAACTCCTTTAATTTCTTTCTGAATATATTTTTCTTTCATTCGTATTGTTCTCCCATTGATGTTTCTTGCCCTCCAACGAAACCGCTCCATTTCTGGCTGGTAAAAAAAATACACATCTTCAAGGCACTTTACATCCTCGCCGTGTTCGCAAAGAATGACTAACTTTGATTGATTATTAATAGGCTTTAACAGTTCTCTTTTAAACCTTTCATGTTGAGCACATACATTTCCATATAACTCTTGTAGATCTTTTTTTGTATCTATAGATAATGGAATAACTGCTTCCAGATCCTTTTTGCATACCTTCTTTTTGCTGTCAATAATAGATTGAATCTCATCCGTAATCTTACAGTAATCGCCAAATGGAAGTGATACAGGGACAAGAATCGCCCCCATATTTTCCATTTGTTTGTGCTTAACAGAATTTGATTTTCCATGTGAGCCGGAAAACTGGTTTTTGTCTACCGCAATTTTCACAAAATCACCTCTTAATTGAACGGAAGGACATCATCTGCTACGTTATCTGGAATGCTCATAAAGTCCGTACCTGCCGGATTCACTCCCATGATAGCTTCTTCTTTCAGATGATCATCATAGGCTTTTGTGGTGCGCTCTTCTGGGATATCCGCATCCTTAATTCCCTCAATACTACGGAACCATGCAAGCTTGTGACGTTTTACTTCTTTGTTTTCGTACCAGTCTTTCTCCAGACGGAAGATACCGCCGATCAACTTGCCTTTAAACTGCTGCCCGAAGTTATCACCCCACTTAACAGCAAATCCCGGATTTGACTTTTCTACACATGTGATAAATGTTTTAAGGTTACGGACACCATAATCTACACTCTCGTCAATAATCATATAGTTAGTACCGGCATTCGGATATTTCTTGTCTGGACGGGTATCGTTTTCGAACTGCTTCATAAAGTACCCCGCCTGTTCGTCTCCTTCTGCAAAATCAAACAAGATAATGAGCATATCAAGTCCGCCTTGGGATTCTTTCTCTGATACCTGCTTAATTACCATCTTGTGACCACCAAGTTTAATTTTTTCATAATCGCCAGCGGCACTTGTTGAATCATAATTTTGAGGTTTGTTCATTTTATTTACTCCTTATATTTGAATACATATTTTCTTGGTTTCTTTGTTTTGCCATTTAATATAAGCTTTATGGTGCTTTTTGCTATATTAGTGTTTTTTGCGGCTTGTATGATATTTTTGTGAAGTGCAATGAAATTTCCATCTAAATCATATTGAATAACAGGTTTTTCATATCCATTACGACATGACTTTCCCATATTATTTTTTGATATTCTTTCTTTTACTGTTCCATAGTTCATGTTGTATTTATGAGAACACCATTCGAGATTATCAACGCAATTATTACTCGGATTTTCGTCTTTATGATTAACTTCTGGAAGATTCTGCGGATTTGGTAAGAAAGCTGTTGCAACAAGTCTATGTATTTTAAAATGTTTTCTTTTCCCATTACATAAAACTTTTACACTTTCATAACCTAATGAGTTAAATTCTGTATACATAATATTTCCTCTGTATTTAACTCTCCCAAGATTGCTTACTTCATGATTTTTATCAATACATGGTTTCCAGATTTCTTCTATGATTCTTCTTCCTTTCCTAATTCATAATAATCCCTGATAACCTTGTCAACTTCTGCAAGGTCGTTATCAATAGTCAAACTGTCAAACATTCCAATCGGGGATTTACTTACCGCTCCCTGACTGGACTGAGTGACAAATAAGTGTTTTCCACTCTCTTCAATGCAGCGAAGAACGATAGTAAACATGCCCTCGATGCAAACTTTTTCGTCCAGAAGCTTACCAATTGTCTTAGGCTTTACTTCCCCGGAATCGTCTTTTTCTTCATGCATCATAAGGTAAACAATTTTATTCTGCGGTACTTTTGTTACAATGAACTGGATAAGATTCCAGAAATAGTCTCCAATATCATTGTACAGAGCGAACACTGCATTGCCTTTTCCAGCAGAAGCGTGTCCCTTCATAAAATGATTCGTGATAAGATACCCTGCATCATCAATTACGATAGACTCTGCTTTTGATGCGATCAGGCACTTCATTACCTGCTGGTAATCATCTGTAAACCATCCGTCAATCTTTCCTTTAAACGGAAGCGGTTTATTCAATACTCTAATAAGATTCCAGTGTTCATTCTGGCAGTTCCTAAGACTGGTACTCTTGCCAGAACCAGATTTTCCAATAATTAATACGGGTGTTGCCATTGCTATTCCTCCTTGTCATAAACCACATGTTTACTGCCCTCGATAATCAGCAAACTCGCAATATCTTTCATTGATAAGGTTGATTCGTTATAGATTTCAACCAGTGCGTTGTATGCGTCTGCTGATACTTTCACAACTGGGTTGTTCTTATCAGTTACAGGCTGTTTCTTCCTTGCCGGAATACGGATTTCAAATTCACTCATAGCGTCCTCCTACTTAATCTGAATATTTTGAGAAGTTTTCAGTGAAATTCCCGGAAATTCTTTTCCAGCTTTCAATGCCGCTTTCAATCCGATTTTGTCAGGTATAGGCTCTGCATATTTAAGAAATTCCTCAGGAACAGTTGCCCCCACTGAAATATCTACAGAATCACTTTTTCTGTAAGAAATTGATACCTTTGCAGTCTTAAATTTCTCACCGTCCAGATATTTTGAAAGAAATTCTTTTAATGAAGTTGCTTTGTTCTCGGCAACTTTTTGACGTGCTGCAAGGTTATCTTTTTCTTCTTTTAAGGCTTTTGCATCTGACAGAAGATTTTTGATCCAACAACCGATACCCTCAATCTTCTGATCCCTTTCTATCTGAAGAGCAGAAAGCCTCTCAACGTCAATGATTTCTCCTGTTTCCATGTCTACACAATCCATAATTGCGTTGTCAATTTCGTACAATTTCATTATCTTTTCTCCTCTCTTTTAAAAAACAATACAATGTATCCGTCTCATGGCATTCGATATGGTCCAGAGACATGTCACAGTTCTCATAATCCAGAATATAATCCCCTCTGGATTGAAGCTCTCTGAGCAGTTCATTAATACATCCTGCTATCTCCAGACTGGGAAGAAGCTTCATAATCGCTATCTGCTTACTCATTTGGACACTTCCCATCTATCAGAAGTTCCAACAAGAAAGCTTTGATTATTCTGAGACTTTCACGACTTTCTTTCTCGTAAAATGGGTTAAAAGATACGTTTTGGTACAAATCCCACTTAAACACGTCTTTTGGAAGGCAAGCATCTTCTTTTCTTTTAAGCCCACATACTCTCATGCCATAAATTGAATAACTGAATTCGACACTTACTGTCGGAACTTCATTCACAACTCTTTTACAGAGTTCGTAAATTTCATCAATCTCTTTCTCGAACATCTTCTTATCCTCCTTATTTCCTACTGCCAGTCTGCTTCCATCTGGCGTACTGCCCATGCTGCCGAGATACCGAAAAAGATGTTCAGCCAGATAGGTATATCCACATATTTCCCGGCAAGCATACAAACAGCAATTAGCATATATTCTTTCATTTCATTTCTCCCAGAATCCACGCAAGGTTGCTCGCTACCAGTGCGGCGGCTGTTACAATCCATGCTGTGAACCATCTTTTTGACTTCTTCTTGCTTTCTTCGACAATTTCAGTCGCAAGTGCTACTTCGATGTCAGCCCATGTTGGCTGATTTTCGTTTCTAATTTCGCTCATATCGTGCTAATTTCTCCTTATTTTTTCTTATTTATCTTTACAATTAGCAGATAGAGAACTATAATGTATCTATCCACTAAGGTACTTTAGTGGGTGCAAAGCTCCGGGGTGGAGGTTTCGGCTCCCTCCGGGGCACCTACTTATTAAGAGCAGTTTTGCCTTTCCAGACATGTCCAGTTACTTCATAGACTTTCCTAGGGCTTATAATGTATGTGATTCGTCCACCGGAAAGGTTTTTTGCTGGCTTGTTATTCTGCACAGCCACGCCGATCGGCAACCATCCGTATACAATTCCCGCCCGGATTGCTGTAATAGGAAGTCCGATCAATTGACTCGCATCGGCTACTGTCATGCTCTCTGAAGAGAACTCTGGCATCTGTGGGATACCAGATATGATTCTTGCCACTTCTGCGGCAAACTGATGAACCTGTGCATTTTTTTCAATGTATTCTTCTATGTCATTCATTGCTTTTCACCTCAAAATGCTTTTCCATCAAATCGGCAATCACCAGATATTCTTCTGCGATTTTCCCTTTTCTGGTATCTTTTACCTGTTCTCGGAATTCTGGAATAGTTCCGAAAAAGCATCCGCATGCAACTCTGACCTTTTTATCTTTGCATCTAAAAAACGTAGTGGTGCGGAATTGAGTACCAAATCCATGAATAGTGGCGTAATCTGCATTGCCGGACACCTTTGCATCACCGTACACCCATGCATTGCCGGACACCCATGCATTGCCGCACACCTTTGCATCACCGTACACCCATGCATTGCCGGACACCTTTGCATTGTCGCACACCCATGCATTGCCGGACACCTTTGCATTGTCGCACACCTTTGCATTGCCGGACACCTTTGCATTGTCGCACACCTTTGCATTGCCGGACACCTTTGCATTGTCGCACACCTTTGCATCACCGTACACCTTTGCATTGTCGCACACCCATGCATTGCCGGACTGGTTTACATTTTCTTCTTTTTCTACCCATCCACCAGTTTCTCCGGCTTTTACATCCCCAAATGAAATGAGCGCTTTGATTCTGAAAAGTTTCCTTCCGAAAATGTTAATTTTGGTTTCTGATGTTAATTCAAATTTCTTCATTTTATTCCTCCTCTTTAATACTGCGAAGCTGTAGCTTCTTTCTTATCTGATTTTTTCTCCAGATTATTCTCGGAAAAGCTTTCCGTCTTACCGAGAATATAACCTTTGTCAAATTCTGACATATTAGGAATCGCGTCTTTTAACTTTTCCACGATTCTTTTTTCTTTTTCAGACATGCGCTCACTCCTTTCTTGTGATATACTCTCCTGTAAAGGAGGTGCTCGTTTGATAACAAGATATCAATATAAAATATTGAAAAAAGCTTTAAGAAATTGTGGATTTACGCCTAGTAATCAGCGTGAAGCAGATGCTTGCAGATACCTTTTTCGGTAAAAAGTGCTTTATGCGTTCAAGGTCGCAAGACCACGCATATGAAATCACACAAGCGGGTGAAGTCGCCATGAAAGCATATTTTCAAGATATATCCAGATTTTGGATAACAACTATTCTGTCAATCATTGCGCTGGTTACCAGTCTTTTCTCAATTTCTATACAAGCAGAGCCACTATTGCAATTATTAGAGAAACTATTGCAATAGCTCCCAACACATGTGTATCGGTAGATAATGAATCTACATAATGTGAATACATCTGCAAAGTTTCTTTCACTGTAAATTCAACGTCTACCTGTTCACATGGTTCTTTCTCAAAGATACAGTCCATATCTACTGTCCCACCAAACGGAATAGGCTCGTCTGGAGGAACAATCCTTCTTTCTGGCATCTTTAAATCACCTTTTTCACCTGTCAGAACTGCTTTCTTGATTTTGTTTGTCTGGTCTTGTAAATCCCAGATACGATTCCACAGGTCAGAAATTGTTTTGTCGGTTTCTTTTTTGTATTTGCTCAACTGTTTTCACCTCCTATTCCGGTAACTTTGGTTCAAGAAACTTGTCAGTCCCAACAGATAATGCCCCACAGATTAATTCGTATTCATCGAAATCTAATCTGCGATTTCCATTAAGAGAAAGGTTAAGTTTCTGAACAGGAATGCCAGTTTTGCTGGCGACGAATGTCTGTGTTATGCCGTTGCTTTCAAGGTATGACTTAATCTTCTTACCAACGCACATTTTTTATTTCTCCTTTCTAATTGAATTTCGTTCTTATCGAACAATTACAGTATAACTTCGAAATATCCGAATGTCAAGAAGAAATTTCGAGAAAATCGAAATTATTTTATTGACAGTTCGAAATTTCTATATTATTATTAGTTATGAAGGGAGGAACCGATAATGACATTTGGTGAGAAAATCAAGCAAGCCAGAACGGCAAAGAAGCTGACTCAGAAGCAACTTGCAGAGAAAATCAATGCAAAGCATAATTCAATTAGTGACTGGGAAAAAGATAAATGCAAGCCAGACATGGATACTATTGAACTTCTATGCGGCGTTCTGGAAGTAACACCGACATACCTCATGGGTTCTAAAAGCGATGACGATTATGCAACCATAATTGGAAATCTTATGTCAGAACCTGACATCTTAGATTTTATCGAGGAATACAAAGCACTCGATAAAGAAGATAAGAAAGCAATTAAACAAATAGTTTCATCGCTAAACAAAAAGAGCAAGGGTTAATCCCCTTGCTTCTTTGATTTTAGATAATTGATAAGAATTGTATAGACAAATTTTAACTTGCCCTCATTTTCACAGCTTTCTATTAGTTCAATAATCTCTTTCTTATAATCCATAAATAACCCTCCCTGTCGCAACTACCACCTACACTACAGTATATGTCCGGCTTGTGGGAAATAGAACCGAACATTAGTTCGTTTTTTGCTATTACACCATCAATTCCGACTCTTGGCAACTGTCAATGATATACATGAACTCTCACTATTTTATAGAAAAAAACATTTCTTTTTCATCTAAATCACTCTATTTCGTTCTAAATCTTTACAATATGCTCTTAAAATGATAAAATAAAAATACCACGAATAACCGTACTTTACATAATATTGCAAAATCAGCGGTACAAAATACATAATCCGCATGAAAAGTGCGAAGCGTGGCGAATAAAGCTATTAGGAGGAGCAATTCTATGAGTAAGAAAAAAGGCGGAAAACTTAAATGGGTAGTTTTAGCAGTTGTTGCCATTGGCGTTATTGGTGCCGTTGGTGGAAATTCGGATTCAAACACCACGTCTTCTTCCAGCACATCTGTAAAGACTGAATCTGCAAAAGAAGTTGATACGCCTACACCAATTGAATACACAGCCGTATCGGTCAATGATATGATGTCTCAGCTTGATGATAACGCACTTGGAGCATCTGATAAATACAAAGGACAGTACTTAGAAATCACTGGTAGACTCGGGAACATTGATTCCTCTGGAAAATATATCTCCCTCTATCCTGACGATGAATATGCGATAATCGGCGTTCAGTGCCAGATCAAAAACGATGAGCAACGTTCAAAAGTCGCATCAATGGCAAAAGGTGATACAGTCACACTAAAAGGAAAATGTACAACCGTCGGAGAAGTTCTCGGATATTCAGTCGATATTGAAGAAATAGAATAAAAAAATAAAACCGCCCCGGCATTGGCGTACCGAGACGGCGTTTATACATCTCCGAAGAAATGTAATATTCTGGCAAACATATTGTATCATCTTCGGAGCAGTCGAACAACCCAGAAAATTTGTTCGGCTGTTATTTTTATACCTAAAGCAGCTACATAAAGAAAAGAGGAATAAAAATGGCGAAGAAAAGAAAGAAATATCCAAAGTTGCCAAATAACTTCGGCTCTATCCGGTATCTTGGCAAGAACCGGAGAAACTGTTTCGCAGTGCATCCACCGGCTACACCGGATGATACTGGCAAACTAAAACGTCCGCCGGCGATCTGCTACGTGGATGACTGGATAAAAGGCTTTACTGTCCTGACAGCTTACAAAGCCGGCACGTATCAACCAGGCATGGAGCGGACTCTTGAGGTATCCCCCACAACCGACATAGACACTCTTATAAGCCGCTTGATTGCCGACTACAATACAATCAAGGGTGTAGAGGATAAGCACCCGGAAATCAAGAAATTGACGTTCTCAGAGGTATATAAACAGTTTTATGCGTGGAAGTTCCCAAATGGGACAAAACTGTCATACAGTTCAAAGGAAGCATATCGGACGGCTTACACGAACTGCACCGTTCTGCACAATCGCATATTCGAAGATTTAAAGGCTCCTGATATGCAAAAGGTTATTGATGATTGCAAGCTGAAAAAGCAAAGCCAGATGGCTATTTTAACTCTATTCAAGCAGATGTACAAATATGCCGTATACTCAGAAATTGTAACGGAAAATAAGGCGTTATATGTCCATGTTAATGCTGATAATGACACCGAACATGGAACGCCATTTTCTGATCAGGAACTACAAACTTTATGGGATAATGCCAACGATCCAGAAGTGCAGCTCATTCTTATTATGTGCTATTCTGGTTGGAGAATTGGTGAAGTGTTAAAACTTACGACCAACTTGGAAGAGAAATACTTTCAAGGCGGCATCAAAACAAAAGCCGGTAAAAACAGAATTGTTCCGATACATTCTGCTATATACCATTTTGCTGAACAGAAAGTGCTGACACAAGATGGAAAATTATGTGTGTATACTCAGCAACACCACAGAAAAGCATTGTTCTATCCTACACTGGAACGTTTGGGAATAGTCGGCAATCCGAAACACACGCCGCACGACTGCCGACACACCTTTTCTGCTTTATGCGAAAAATACGGTGTCCGGGAGAATGACCGAAAGCGAATGCTAGGCCACTCCTTTGGTGGAGACGTCACGAACGCAGTGTACGGTCACAGGACGCTGGAAGAACTTCGAACAGAAATAGAAAAGATAAAAGTTCCATTTGTGACTAACTGTGACTAACGGAACCTATTTTAATCTTTCTAAAACAACCGAAATATCATTATCGAAATGCCGGAAACCCTATTAAAATCAACGTTTTCAGCGATTTTGCAAGGATTTCCCTCATTTCATTTTCATTATTCTAATTTTATTGATTGTGACTAACAAATAGAATTTAGAAAATTGTGCAAATGCCTGTAAATACAGTGTTTTTAGCACTATTATATTAGGAAACAATATTTTTATTTGTGACTAACGTGTGACTAACGATAACAGTCTAAAACTTCCGAAATGATACTAAATATGTTTAAAGATAAAACTCCCGGGGTTAATTCCCCGGGAAAATCATTTAGAAATTTCTGTAATTCTGGTGAATGTTCCTTTTGGAACAAATTCAAAAACAAACCCTTCTGTCGGATGCGGGATGCGGATGAAGTACCATTTCAGCCCTGAGCTGTCGGTTTCCGTGTACTTCATTACCTCTACAACTGCACCTTTTTTTAACTTCGGAAACAGCTTTGACGGGCTGTTTTTGTTTGATTTTGTATAACATTTTGTGCCTTTTTTAATCTGCGCAATGTAGGCTCTGGTGCTCTGCTTTTTGGCCGTATCTGAATCTGAAACTGGTGTTGCATTCTTCACTAAGTTGTAGTTTGGAGTGCAGAATTTTGTTCCAGGAAGATTACTGTTGTAGTAACTTTTCTGGCATACACCACCGCCATTTGCGATAATTGTAGAGCTATCAGAAGTGTTTCCTTCGACTGTCCAGAACCGATCTCCTGATACCTTTATTACGATTCCGGTGTGTGTAAATGTGCCATTTCGATAAAAAATAACAATATCTCCAACTTTTGGATTGCTGTTCAAAGTAAACAAATCTGCCATTGTCGGACAGTAAACGTATGGCCAGTGTTTTAAAAGTTTCTTTGCCTTCTCTTGTCCGAATGCTTTCATGAAACACCAACTCACGAACGCAGCGCACCATGGCTGTCCTTGATAATCCGGTTTAATATCTCGCCAATATTTCGTGTAATTATTTTCTCCGGCATTTGCTGTCTTGCTATCAAGCTGACTATTACTTGCCTTTTCAAGATATCCGATTTCATTCTTTGCGATCTGGATTAATTTATCAATTGCGTTCATGCTTGTTTCCTCACTTTCTGGAAAATATGCCTTTAATGCGTTATAAACAAATCTCTGCCTGTCCTTATATGTCCCGACTTGGTTCCCTGTGTCCGTCTGGCAGGCTGCATAGAGACTGTCCAATGTGTATGGTTTCTGGGTCTTTTCCAAAATCCTCGTTACTGCTCCTTGTCCGCCTTGGTGCCTAAAGTTCACACACATAGCTTGCGCTCTAGCATCCGTAACGCCCTGCTTAAGGGCTTCGTCTGCGTAGGTGGCTAATTGTTCATCCATAAGGCTATCTTGACATTTAACGCCCAAATCGGACGAAATAAGGGTAACTATGGTATCAGCAAGCTGTGACACTCTGGAAATATTGAAACATTCCCAGTTTGCGGTCTGGACCTGTTCCAGAAGTCTGACCTTGTCTATCTTCTCCCACTGCTCCGGGTCAGCATCGTAAATTCGTTCCAGAAGTGTTTTAGCTTCGGTTCCGTACCACTGTCCTGCCCCGATTGTAATTGAGCATTCTTCAGAAGAATTGGTGTAAGCTTCTGTGAAGTCCGAATAATCCTGCTGTCCGTAAACCTGTCCGCCGGTTTCGACCGCATAAATAATCTTCCTGAGTACCTCTTTTTGCTTATCCGTCATACGCAAACCTCCTATTAATATAAAACGCCTAATTAGCTAAAGCCCTCTTTAGTCAATTAGTAACTTGACAAACTGACCTACACATACACCTATAATTAGTTTTGATTCGTTTGTTGCATTTGCAATTTGCCCGTTTTCACCAACTGTGTATAAAATTCCGTTTTTTCCAGCAAGAGAAATATAGCCTTTTTTCATAACTCGAACATATCCATATTTATTCACTGTACCTACGGCAACACCACATATCAATTCTTTTTGTGTGTTTTCATTCGCAATAACTACTTGGTTATGCCTGTTTGTAATTGCAAGAACTTCCCCACCAACTAAAGGCGTGTCACCGACATAGTAGCAATCATCCATACATTCTGTATTCAAAGGGTACATATCAGTATTCATATTTGCCCTAATCGGAACTATTCCGCAACCACTCAATCGAACATCAATCGGTATTGTTCCATTTATTCGCATGCTATCGCTTATGAAACAGTTATTGAATAGTAAAATGTTCTTAGCTGTAATATCTCTTGTATTATCTATGGAAATGCTGTTATTCCATTTTTGATTTATATTAACAGTGTCAATCATTATAAATTCACAATTATTAAATATGCGCTTGTATGGTTCTGATTGGCTAATGCCCTCATGTACATAGTACCCATTTTCTACGGATTCAAAAATGCAATCATTAAATTCAATAAATGAACCATCAGAAGCACCTTCGCCCCAAGCATGACATGAAGTCCACAAGTTAGAAGTATCAAGACTATGTTCTTCTCTATAAGATTTTGCTCCATATGTTCCGTAGTGAATAAATTTACAATTATCGAATCTTTGATTCCAATTCTTCTGTTTGTTGTTAGATTCATCATGCACAGAATAACGTAAGTTTTTTGCTGACACAGTGATATTTTTAAATTTGTTATTCATGCTGATATTAATAGTTGAATTAGGCGTAATTTCTGTGTCTAAAGCATTATCTGGAAGTTCGCCTTTAACCCAAACAGATTCTTTCTCATTAGACAATCCAATGAGATTTACATAGTCTGGAAGAGTTATTGAACTTTCATTGTATGTCCCTTTTTCAATATAGATATTGTATTCTTTTTCTTTTGACGAATCAGAAATATAAGTGGTTGCTTCTTTAATAGTTGAAAAATCCATCTTATTACCGACATAAATTGGATTACAAATTGGAAATAACCCCTTGTCACTTACACTCAAAATATCAATAGACGCATCACAAATTACAGCATCTCTACCACGTGTAGACGTAGGGTATAACGTAACGTCTGTGTCAAATTCTACAATATTGAGTTTATTTTCTGTAAAATTAAGGTGTGAAATTTCATCATTTTTAACAATAATAGAAAACGTCGTAGAAACAGCAGAATTAAAACGGTATTTACCTGCTTTTAAGAAAATTGGGTAATAAGTAGCATACTGACTTTCAGTTGTTTCTTGTTGAGAAAAACAGCCACTTTCAGAATTTATTAAGTAATAATGTCCAGACGATTTTCCTTGTAAATCGACATAAGATTTGCCATATCCAGGCACACGCTTCCCTTCTACCAGACAACTCACAACGGGTGTATATATAGATATCATATTAAGGTATAACGTATCCGCATTGCTCGTATCAACCTTACCACTCCATGTATCATATTCAGCAGTAAAATGTGATATAAGAACATTTTTTTCCAACCAATAAACTGGCATAGACGCTGCGCCCCTATGAGATATATAAACAGAATTTATATTTGTAACATCATATTTATACAGTGTACAATTTTCATTAGTTCTAATTGTACCATTTGAGTCAATTATATAACCACTTTGAATATCAGATGGCTCTAGTACATAAATATCTTTGGGTAATTCTAACGTGTTTTCTAAGTTAGCTAAATCTTCCTTTAGCGAACCAGTTTCCGTTTTCAGTGAAGCAATGTCTGTCTTGTTCTGCTCGATCTGTGCGGCCTGTTCATCGCTCATATTGTCGCCTTTGGGTCCTTTATCGCCTTTATCACCTTTGGGTCCCTGTTCTCCATATACGCCTATTACACCTTTTTCTGTTGAATAAAAACTGCCATCAGTGTAATCAGTTCTCTGCCAATGCCAAAGATATTTCTTTTCCGCTGTCATAGTCGGCGGAGTTGTAAGCCACACCTGTCCAAAAGCCTTATCTGTATTAGATGATGACAAAGCATAATAATCTGTTATCTTTTTAATACCTACCCCTTTATCACCTTTTGAACCCGGAATTCCCTGCGGTCCCATAATATTACCAATGTCTTCACTGTCTCCATCTGAAAACGTTATTGTCAGATTTCCATCTGTGTCAACAGAAGCTGACTTAATAGATATTCCTCTTAGTGATTCTTTCTGCTCAGGTGTCAGCGATTCAAATGCTACGGTGCCGTCTGCACCCTTTTCTCCCGGATCGCCTTTATCTCCTTTTTCACCTCTTGGGCCTTGCGGACCAACAAATTCTCCGGCATTGACCATCTCTGAAATATCTTCGATGGAACACAACCGCCTTACATCATTAGCCGCAAATGCAATGTATAAGGCTTTGCCAGATGGAACGGACGGGTCATTGCCAAGGATTGCAACAGGCTCTCCGGGGCGAATTTTCGACGTATCAAAATCGGCGTACATACCGCGCCGAAATTGTATTGTATATGTATCAGCCATATTAGACTTACCTCCTTATAAAAGGAAATTATTCCTTATGTAATTCTTTACAGAATCAAGATTTTTCTGTACATCGTCATTCATTACAAGGAAATTACCCTTATTATTCTGACTGATGATACTTCCTGTGTTTTCATCTACTTCTGAATATGTATATGCAATTCGACTTCCCTCTCCAGTGCTAAGATTCATAAAACTTGTTAAAATCTTCTTCATGATATTACCTCCATCTGATTGATAATGCTTAATCTGTCGTTAATAAACTCTGACTCATAATCTGGTTCCGAGATTTCTATTTCTTCTGACTCATAATCTGGTTCCGAGATTTCTATATCTCTTGCGTCTGTATAAGCCGTATCTCCCGGGTCAGCAAATCGCATATGCTCATATTCAACTTGCCTTGCTTTGATCTCAAACGAAAATTTAAGTCCCGGGGTTCCTTTTACAATAAAATAATTCTGCTCTTTCTCAGCTATCCAGCAGTCGCCCTCTCCTTCTCTTTGTAAAAACACATAATATTTAATGCCGACATTTGCAGATTCCTGAAAGATATCATCTATGTCAATCATACAAGTCCCGTCATCCGATATTACAGATTCACCGATATCTCCAAAGAATGGGGTTGGCATTTCATAGCAGTAAAAGAGCTGCTCATCATAGTCTACCGTCGAAACCGATCTTGATTTTGTCCCGCTTACTTTCAATTTTCCTCTGATAGAAGCATCTGCAAGGTCTGTCCCCGTACCTACGCTGTAGAAATGCCCACTAGCTTCTATATGTGTACCTGCTGTAACTTTCCTTGATGCCAAAACACTGTCTGCCGAAACACTGGTATCAACCGAGACTGAACTTGCGTGTACAGTTCCTGTATAGAGATTGATTCCTCTAATTCGCGTTCCATATAATGTGCCATACCCCGGCACATATACTCCTGTAGTCGTCTCTGAATAGATTTCTCCAGCTGAAGCATCTAGCGTTACTTCTCCATACGTGCCACGTGCTGAAAGCTTTTTATATCCAACTTCCCATCCTGCTAATTCGCCTGTGTTAATATAATCGGCATTCATGTACACATTGCCATTTGATAGATACAGACCTTTGTTACTGCTGTTATCGCTTAGCACGTTAATAATCTCTTGTTTAGACATCTTTCCTATGTCGAGATTGTTAAGCACATTGTCTGTATAGCGATTCGCATTCGATAACGCTGCCGAAGCTTTATTTTCAGCAATACTATATATTGTATCGCCATTTGTTAACGCAAATGTATTAGGTCTGAGCGCAACATTTCCGTAGTTATCAATCGCAAATGTTGATGTTCCAGAACTGTTTGTAACATTGATGTTCTTCAGATTAATCAAATCAGCTGAAATCTGACCTGATTTAATATAAGAAGCGTTTACATACAGATGTCCGTCCTGTATATAAATTCCCTCTTGTTTGCCGTTATCCGTTAAAGCGTTAAAAACGGTTTCAAAATTGACAATTTTTTCAGTGTCCAGTTCCTGCCAAACGCCATCAACACCAGAAAACATATATACCCGGCTTGTAGAGAAGTTCATGAAAATCGAGCCGTCATGCTTTTTATATTCTTCACTTTTCCACTCAGATGCTGGATAATTTTGTAATGTTGGTACATACGTGCCATAATAGTTCGGGATAGTTACATTGCTTTGAACCGCCTCATCCGCAACGTCCTTGGCGATCTGTTCAATAGTTCTACTTTTTAGCGTAAAGTTTTCAACCTCTAATGTGACAGCACCTGTGTCGGCATCTATTCCTAATGTCGTATTCCCGTTATTATCTTTTGCCGTAAATCCTCTCGTGTTAATCCATTCTGATTGGATACCAATTGCGTAGAGGATGTTCAGTACAGCATCGCCATTGCTGTCAAATCCGGCTTTCCAAGTTTGGCCACCGTCTATGGATAAGAAGAAGCCGTCAACGCCTGTTTTATAGATTACTTTAGAATCAGCAAGTGTAGGTTTGTCATGGCGATATGAAATCGTTGAACCGTCTGCCTGAACTTCTTCTGTATAGTAGAATCCAAGGGTGTTTGCCGCAAGTTCATTCATTTGTTTAAGTTTTACATCATATGCAGATAGCTTTTTCTCTGTGTCTTTTTTTGCTTGCTCTACCACTGCCTGCTGTCCACCAATGAATTCACTTGCATCTTCTTCAGCACTCTTTGCACTACAGCTCCATGATGTTGAGCCACCGAACATAAATTCTACATTAGTTGCAAACGATCTAAAGACACGATTTTTAGTGTCGATAAATTCGACCGGATCGCCGAAAGTGGCGTATCCGTTGGCAATTCCATCGCATGAGAAAGGCCTCATTCGCAGGCCAATTAATTGATTTCCAATAGCTTCGACTCCTGCCTGTGCATTTCCTGACAATAGCTGATTATTAATAGTAATTACATAGCCGTCCTGACCCGACATATATTCGGTCTCATCTTCTATGTATTTAACACCTGTTACAACAACATCGTCTACGTCATATTGTAGATTTTGAATTGAAAATAACGCGTGATAATCGTTATTGTTTAACGTACCGCCATCAACCACAGTCCCTGTCGTCCACGGATTAAGCGTACCACCATCCAGATCATCACCATTTGTCCAGTTCTTTACTGTTCCACCATCATAAATAGTCGTATTGGTAAATGTCTTATCAAACGTAATAATCCTGAGTAAGTCATTTTCGTCGATTCTTGCATTTCCACCGGCTATCCCGGCACACATTCCGATTACTGTACGATACGTAGTAGATGACACTTTCTGAATCTGGAAGTCCGCATTTGGGAACATCGCATCTCCAAGAGTGATTCCACATTGCTGACAGCATTCTGAGAGTAGTTCCTTGACCGTACAGGGAAAAGACAGGTTAGAATCATACGCCTTATCAGTGTTGTGCATTTTATCTAAGAGAGAAAGACTTATTTCGCTCGCCGTTGCAGGCTTTTTCGATACAATATAAGTACCTCTTTTAATAGTTTCTATCCTGTCGGATAACTGCACATTGAGAAAGATAACAAATCTTGCAGCATTAAAATTATATCCGTCAAAGCGCCCGTCATCATTTACTAATGATAAGCTTGCTGTTTTTTCTATTGCTACACCCACCGGGAAGTCCCCAGAATCTGCTGAATCTACAAGACTATTTCCAGACAGATAAAAGTCTTTTTTGCCTAGCTTAAGAGTTGTACCATTTGACAATGTCACATTTGCTGTCACGTAATAATTTCTGTTTGTAAGAGATTCTTTCTTCAACTGAGTAGATACATTTATCAAATCGGTTCAATCCTCCTTACATTGATAGACAAATCTGTCCACTTTTCTTCCCCATCTTTCAGAGTTTGCGCAGCCATGTTAAAATTTGATGCGTAGAATGTTCTATCTATCCATCTTCCCGGAACAGTTGGGTCTTTGTGATGAAACGTGAATTTGCTTTTGTTAAGTACGGAATTTAGTATGATTGCTATTTCAGCCCACGTAAGTTCACCCCATTGCATGTCATACCCGCCAATTGTCCCCATTGGTGTATTATGCATAATTAAATCCTGACTTCTTTTAGAGTCTTCCGTAGAAGTGGTTGCGAACACCGGCTTGTAACTGTCCGGTGCTCTTATAACAACATTGTCTATTTTGAATTGTTCCTGTGCCATATTCCTCTCCTTATGCTAACTCAAATGGGTTTTTCCCGTTTCGATTTCTTCTCATTTCAGCTTCACTGATAATAATATCTAAAAGCTTCCTGCCGGATGCATTGACTGTAACATTGTAGGTATTTCCGTCTCCCTGTCCTTTCCCTGACTCTTCCCGGACGATCTGACGCAGCAGGCTTTCCGGTGCTTCCAGGTTATTTCCTTTTTTCTGGTCACCAAGTACTGCAAGAAATTCGCTCCGTGGTGGAATAACTGCGCCACTGGCCAGATACGGGATGGTGCTGATGCGCGGAAATGTTGCATGAAATCCAATAGTCCTTGAGCCGAACGGTGTTGGAACAGTCCAGGGTCCAAATGAAAATGCAGATTCAATTCCACCAATTGCATTATTAATCATCCCAACTGCATTATTAACAATGCTGATTGCCTGATTAATCGGGGCTTTGATGAAATCCACAATGCCTTCAAATGCAGATTTAACTGCATCTCTGGCAGCATTAAACTTATTAGTGATAGCATTTTTTATCGCTTCTACTTTAGCAGATACGAACGTAGCTACGTTTTCCCATGTTCGAGATGTCTTGTTCTTTACGCTGTCCCATACGCCTACAACTTTAGTTTTAATTGCATTAAATACTGTGCTGGCTGTGGATTTAAGAGAGTTCCAAAGGCCAGAAAGTGTCTTTTTGATTGCGTTCCAAGTAGTAGATGTTGATGTTTTAATAATATTCCAAACATTAGCTATCTTTTCTTTCAAATTGCTTAATGTACGTGTTGCTGATTCTGACAATTCACGAGTCTTTTCAACAACCCAGTCTTTTAATTTTGTTGCTGCCGCGCATATTTCATCCCAGTTTTTGTACAGCAAAACTCCGATTGCTATAGCGGCACCGACTGCGATTGCGAAAATCCCGCCAGTGCCGATTGCTGTCGCAATGGCCTTGATTCCACCCATGATCCCGCCAGTGCCAGTCATTAACGCGATAAGTCCTTTTGCGGCTGTAGCTATTCCAGATACGCTTTTGATAACTCCCGATGCTAATTCTGCAATCTTTGCTGCCGCGAACGCTCCGATTAGGGCTGCGCCGAACGCTTCAACAATCGACTGATGATCAGCAAGAAAAGTTGCTACTTTTGCGACTAAATTAATCACTGTTGGAAGTCCTACCTCAATAACCCATTTCAACATCGGAAGAACGATGTTATTGTAAATCCATTCAAGAACATTTCCAATGGATTCCAGAATTGGTGCAAATGCACTTGTCAGATTACTGATAGATTCTAACAGCGGATAGAAATCTAAGTTTGCCGCCCACGTTGCCGTATCTGCGGCAATCCTCTCAATGAACTGCATAACCACCACAAGAGCATCTGCGATGTTCTGTATAATCTGCGTTCCGACATTGTTCTTATTCCACGCATCAGCAAAACCGGATGCAATATTTCCGATAGTTTTAAGTACGTTTTGAGCAATCCTCAGCATGGTCGTGAGCATTGTCGTACCCGTGCCATTTGTCCAGACTTCTGCAAGGCTTTTACCTACACTTTTGGCAAGCTTCGCAATTCCCGACAAAGCAATGTTTGCTGCGTCAATGGTATTCTTGCCCTCTTTTTTCCATGCGTCCTGAAAAGGTTTCCAAAGTTTTTTGAACAAATTTGCAAGTTTCTTTGCTGAATCACTAATCTTATCAAGAACTGTCTCACCCTTTGCCATTTTTCCGTAATCAACATTTTTTACAGCGTCTTTCATCTGGTCTGCAAGTCCACCGGTTGTACCAGGCGCTTTTGACGATGAATCCGCACTTTTGTCCGTTGAGTAATTATTGATTTCGTCAAGGGGACTAAGATATCCTTTTGCCGCCTTAGTGGCTTTCTTGGTTGCGTCCGCTGTATCATTTGTTGCATCTGCCAGCTTTTCGGCATTGTCAGCAGCATTTCCATATTGGTCGGCCGTATCAGCTATCGCATCTGTTCCGGCAAGACCTGCGCCACTTGCACCTGTCTGGCCAGATGATTTCTTCCCGGTGATTAACTCCGTAAATGACTTGAAGGCATTCGCCAGAGTTGCTAACTTACCGAGCAAAATATTAATAACTTTCAGAACAGGAGTGAAGAGATTGATTAACCCCTGTCCGACTGTTGCCTTGAGGGACTGTAACTGCAACTGCATCACTCGAACCTGGTTCGCCCAGCTGTCAGATGTTCGGATGAAATCACCAGATGCGGCAGACAACTGTTTCTGCACGAAAGCCAGACGGAGAGCCACTTTCTCCTGTTCTGTCATTTCAGATGTGGTTTTGCCGTAGCCATTTGCAAGTGCATACTGGTCAAGTGCCGACTGGGTCATTACCACGCCGAGGTCCTTGAGCGTTTCTGTTTCACCTGTAAAGACTGATTTCAGCTTGATATAAGCCAAGTCCTGACTGATGTTATAGAATGATGCCACATCACCAGTCAGCTGCGTCAGAGCTGTTGACATATCATAAGCCTGTGATTCTGAAAATCCGAACGACTTAGACATTGCTCCAAATGTGCCGACATACCTTTTTGCCATTGTTTCTGACAGTCCAGCAGAGGTCATAGCACTTTTGGCAAATTCGTTTACTTTGTCAGACATGGTGGTAAATGTAACATCGACCACGTTCTGCACTTCCGCGAGGTCAGAGCCGAGTTCCACGCACTCTTTTCCAAACTGCACCAATTTACCGACAGCAAGCGCTCCACCAATCAGCAGACCGATTTTTTTTACAGCACTTCCAAGGCCGTTAAATGACTGTTTTATAGCTGATACGCCATTTTGGACACCTGTTGTATCCATTCTGGTATCAATAATGACTGAGCCATCAGCAGCCATACGTCCACCTCCTAACTATTTGAGGTTTAGCATCTCATTCAGCTTATCTTTGTAAGCTTGCTCCTCATCGCTGAGACGTGTTTTTATATCAATAATGTTCTTGTTATCGTGATAGAATTTCTTTTCCCATTTGTCCAACCGTTCACCCTTCGCCTTTTTAGAGCGAATTCCAACAACTGTGTTGAACAGGCACTCTCCAGACTCCATGAAATATCCAAAGAATGTCCACCAGTGCATATACGGCACCGCTCTGATTTCTTTGCCGGCAACCTTGTTTACAGCCGGCACGATCATATCTCCGTCCTGTTCCCAGTCCATCAAACGTGGTTTAGGCTTATTCGGGCTATCATCAACTTGACCACAATCAATAAATTCGCAGGCTTTCTGACAAGCTTCTGTGAGATGTTCTAGGGGTATACTTTGCCAGTCCTCAAATAGAATCTGTAACATAACAACAGCTTTCGCTTGTTCATCCATTTCCGGGTCGTTCATGGCTATGAGAATATCTATAATCGCTCGGAAATCTGTCCTGATAGAAAAATCCACCCCACTTATGTTCAGTGAGGTGGGAAGCTCATAGGCGGTCATTTTGTATATTTCTCCACGTACTTATTGACTGCTGCCTGCATTTTCTTTTTTCTCTTTTCAATTTCCAGTGCGATTGCTTCTGCGATTTTGTCCAGAACAATGTAAGCGAACACCTGACCATTACCGAAAACAGTAGTTGCGGTAATTGGTTCTTTGAACAGATCTTTTGATGCCTCATATCCGAGCAGATAGTTGATTTTGTCCTCGATCTGTTTATTGAGTTCAGCCATTTCTTTACCGGAAGTGACTTTCTGAATAGAATCTTTGAGCTGTTCAAAGTATTCTGTCAGTTCTTCTGCACGTGCTGCTACATTGATATCGGTCGGATTCAGTTTGAAAGAAGAAAAAACTTCATCTTCATTGTTAGTGAATGTGAAAATGAGAATTCCATCATCAATTTTTGTATTAATTACTTTTGCCATTTAGCGTGTCCTCCTTGTATATGTGCTTATTCACTGTCGGCTGTGAATGTACCGGAACTGATATCAAATTTTCCTTTTACACGCTCACCAACATAGTTGACGGTAAATGGAATCTGATAGCCGGATGTATCACCGCCATAGGAGGTCGGCACAACGTAGCAGTCCTGCTGATATGCTTCGTACTTGCCTGCTGTGGCTTCTGTCCAGAGATGAACCTCAACTGCTTTTGTTTTGAGGTTGTCATCTTTGAGACGTCCATCTACGATCTTCTGTAATGCTGTGAACAGATCGGAAGTAGTATCTGCATAGAATGGATCAGCATCAGAAGAAACTTCGTAGCCATTGTGCTTAAACGTGGATTCTCCGAGAATGTTTTTAGATGTTTCAGTATCTGGATTGAGTTCTACATTGTACTCTTCCAGGTCTTTTCCAAGACGCTCATACTTCGGTGTCAGTCCTCCGCAGAGGGAACCTGCATCGATATAATGGGCCATATACTTACGGTCAATCTTGCCTGTAACTGCCATAGAAATGTCCTTTCTGCCTATAACTTTTAAAAGGCTGTGTAGGTTAGTGACTATCTCCAATTGATAGCCGGTTGTTACTTGTTATATTACTTCGTAAGTGTTTTCATAGCGTACTGACAATGGCAATAGCCAATCCTGTACGCCACTCTCCTGTGGCTCTAAACCATAGGAGTTATCACGGGTGATGCGTTTTATCACTCGCCCCTGTGAAAGCTCAGGAAATGCATTTAAGCGTGTCTCAGAACCATTTATAATAACTGGTTCCCGACATATCCATTTGCCGAGATTATCCAGGAACTTCTGAACAGATAGTTTCTGTCGTTCCTTGTCGGATGCTGTGCGGTACACCACGTAAAATGGATACTGGCATACCTGGTGCATTGTTCCACAGACATCTTCTTTTTCTGAATAGACCAACGCTCCGTTATCTGCCGAAAACGCAATTCCGGATTCTTTGCCAAGTTCCTCAAATTTAATTGTTTTATTTTCGTATAGCCCCGGATACTGGTTCAGGAGTGCTTTCATGGCATCTGTCAGAATCTCATATCCAGTTGCATCTTTTCCGATAGGTTTATCCGCCATGTCTGCCACCTCCTGCCTGTGCTTTTACCTTGCGAATCCATGTACTGCCGTATTGTCGTTTAGCGGCATCGAACCATTCAGCTTGTACCTGAGTATGTGGTGATTTTGTATATTGAAGATTCTCTTTTGCATTCGTTTTACCGGAATACTGGCTCACAAGAACCTTTTCTGCGTCGTGTCTTGCCCATGTACTACCTGTTGCGGGGTCGACCATGGTTTTTCCAAAATAAAGAAAACGTCCATAAGGAGCAGCCGCAGCACATACAAATCCAGTCCCTTGCATTGATGTACTTTTGACTCTTGTTCGATCAATAAAATCTCCCGAAATCATTGGCATAAACTCTATCATACTGTCCATGACCATTCCATCAAGAAGATACTGGGCTTCTTGATACTGCCTGGAGAATCTATCCATATTCAGCTTTATTTTCATATCTCCATCGACTACGGAGAATCCTTTAAAATGATGAATCTTACTCATATTACTTACCCAGAATCTCAAAATGTGGAATTAGCGTATACGGACCGCCTACACTGGTAATCTTAAACACGTTATCCTTGTTCTCATTCATGTACTGGTAGAATCCATTCCGATAATCACCATCAGATACCGTTCTGCCAGTCCACTCGCCCTCCCAGAAGAACGACTCATCTGAGAATGTGATAGTGTCTTCCAGAGCGTTGTTAATCTGCTGTTTCCACTCTTTAGGTGGAATCCATGGAAGAATCTTGCCGTTTTTATCGGTAATGGTTATATTGCCGTTCTGGACAGTGTATCGAACGTGTAACTGTGCGTTGTCAGTTACATCTGGTCCGTACTTTTTGAGTATCGCTCCCTTATCCGTAATGAGGTCAACACCGGATAAAACATGAGGATACCAGTACGCATCTCCAGTTGTTGGACTCTCATAATAATTGAAAATCGTCAATGTTTTGTCGTACATGATATCCTCTCCTTAATTATTCTTTCTGTACTGTCTGCTTAATAACCTGATTCACGCCAGTAGCCGACAGCCCGTTAAACATACCGACTGCAACCGCCGTGATATAGTCCGATGCCGGAAAATCTGGGATAATTCCCATCCCGACTGCTCCGAGAATTCCACCAATAACCGCCATGATTACTGGGATCCATTCATCGGAGATTCTTTTTGATGCTTTACAGCCCATTCCTACGATGTAGCAAATCATAACGATTGCGATACATGAGCCAAGTGTTGAAATGTCCATATAATCACACTCCTGCATATAATACTGGTATTCCATCATCCGTCCTTACTCCCATCAAAAGCGGCAAAGCTGTTTTAAGAAGTAAGTCATTCGTTTTCTGTGCATCTCCGGCGGCGGCATACACCGCACTCCATTCCTTTGCACTTGCTCCAATCTGTTGGGGTGTGGCGTAAGAAATGGATTCACTGCCAGAGCTTACAGATGTTACAATGCCTGTTGTGCTACCACCGGACCCGATTGTGGTTGATGTTCCACTCACAGCGGCATTGGTAGCATTCTTTTCAGCAAGTTCAATCTGATACATCAATTCAGCCAATGAACAGACTGCCTTTTTAATACGCTTCTGTGAGCGTTCATCTGTCGGCAGTCCATCCACCAACCTGTCAAACGTCATTGTATCTACAAAATCACTGGCTTTTTCTGCCAGTCGTGGGAAGTCGGTTTCTGGCACGACATTGCCGAATGATTCTGTATAGAATTTATAATCTACATAAGCCATGCCAGTTACCTCCTGTATTTATGATTTTGCTGTTACGCTTGCACTTCCGGCATTCAGTGCTTTGTATGTTCCGTCACACTCAACCACTGTAATCTTCTGTCCAGTTGTCGCCTTGATGTCAGCTTTTCCGTCCCATGTAGTCCAGTTTCTGAGGTTCTGTCCATATCCGACAGTTACTGCATCTGCTGCAACTTTATACTTGTATACATTGTTTGTGTTTTCTTTAGCCGGATTTACGGTAATTTTTGTGTTTCCGGTTGTTGAACCTGCTGTGGAATTTACTGTCAGAGTGCCAAGTGTTGGCGTCTCGTCAATGGTGATTACCGCGATTGCGTCAATGTACTCCGCAAAAAGAGTAAGCCCCATAACCGCAAACGCTTCGGACACTGCTGTGTGGTAGTTTCCCTGCGTGTGGAATCCGATCAGGTTTGTCTCGCCAGATACAGTGTATACAAGTCCTGCTCTTGCGAAGTCAGATTCGTTCGGGTCGACATAGTAAAGCACGATATTTTCAACAGGAGTAGCGATAACCTGTCCTCTTGGAATCTCGCTGTCGGACAGTAAGAAAATCGTATTGAATCCCATAAAGTCCTTCATGTACTGGAAGCCGAACTGATTCTGAATAGTGATCTCAGCTGCTCCGAGGTATTCATATACGTCCAGAATATTCACAAATCCAACAACGCCAGTCACATTTCTGTGCATCTGTTTGAATTTGTTCTCAACACGGCCTTTAGCCATTGCCAGAGCCATCTGGAATGTTGTTTCTGTGGAAGTAAGTGTACCGGTTTTCAGATAATCATAAAATCTTTCAGTAACATTGGTCTGAAGCTGGAAAAGGAATTCGTCATCGGTCATCTGAACAGCATTCTCATAACCGTGATCCTTGATTGCTTCGATAGATACAGCCTTTGCGTACTTCTCAATACTCATTTCTGCATAAGGCTTTTCCTTTACAGTGAATTTGCTGTAAGGGATTTCCTCACCCTCGCCAACATTTCCACTCTGCAAGGTACCCTCTGCGTATTTGGACTTGAGTACAGCACCCGGCTGTTTTTTGATAGGTCTCATGATACCCAGAATATCACGTAAGTGCTGCCAGTTTCTTTCGAATCTGGTAACAAAATCAATCTCACGTGCTGTGACCTGGATATCACTTTTCATAATAAGATTAGCTTTTACTGCCATATAAAAAAATCCTTTCTACCCATAATTGTTAAGGTATTGGGTTAGCGGCTATACTCTGGCGTATAGTCGGTGTAAAAAAAATCACTGGAATAACTGGATATTCTGAGCAATTGCAGCCTGTCTCTCTGACGGGTCTTTGATTGCTTCGATATCTTTTTTAGTCATGCTTCCCGGTGTCTGCTGCTGCCCAACATGAGTGGTAAATCTTGCCTGATTCTGCTGAGCCTGCTGCTGAGATTCATCCACAAAAGCGGATGCGTCAGACTGCTTCATCTGTTCAATCAAGTCGTTCAGTCCAAGGATTTTACCGTCCTTCAACTTCAATCCTGCTTCCTTGATGTCTGTCATAACAGACTTCTTAGCCGCTTCACTGGAAAACTTAACATCATCGAGTGCTGCTTTGAGTGCATCGGAAAAATCTCTGTCGTAGATTTTTGCATTGAATTCTTTCTCTGCATCCTCGGCTTTTTTCTTCCATCCAGCAAGTTCTGTCTGAATGTTCGCCGGGTCGATACCGTCAAACCCTTTCAAGGTTTCTTCTGCTGTCTCGGCACGTTCTTTCCAGTTATCACGTTCTCCCTCGACTTTTGACAGAGTTTTTGCTACTTCCTTTGCATTCTTGTAATTCTCAGAAAGTACTTTCTTTACATCTGCCTGTTTATCCTCCGGGATTTCAATTCCAAATGATTTAAGTGTGTCAATAAGTTTCTGCATAACATCCTCCTGGTCGTGTTTATTGACCTGCCGCCGCAGGTAAATGGATTGAGCCAGTTAGACCACTGGCAGGGTAACTGTGGCTATTGGATTCGAACCAATGAATGAGTATTCCTCTCCCGGAGCCAAAGTCCGGTGCTTTACCGCTTGGCGAAGCCACATTGAAGTGCCTTTTTAGACTAAACATTAGTCTACAGGATAAGACATAACCCTTACAGCATCATGATGTTGTGATTCAGCCAAATCATAGACCACCTGCAAGCAAACAGCATAATTTTAACCGAATCAAAGCGGAACGCCCGGAATCGAACCGGAGACCAGAGAGCGACTCTGTCAGTTTTCCACTAGCGTACATTCCACATAACCCGGATTCCCGGGTTAGCAAGGTGTTTAACGTGTCATGCCTGCCACGAGTTGTTTCGGATATTTATTTCTTTATTTAAGAAAAAGTATGAATAACAAAAACCTTAATCAAGGAGGTGAGCCATCTTGCGTGCCAGATGACAAATACGCACGGCAGGATTCGAACCTGTTTAACTTTCCGTCAAAGCGTGCGCACCAGCTACAAAAAATTAAAGAAAGGAGGATTAAAACGAAAATGTCAAAAAACAACCGTTTTATTTGTGCTTCCTGCTGCACAATTACATTATAACAGATTTCTTTTAGCTACCTCTCTACCACTTTTGCGTTTTTAGAGCATATCGCGGAGTTTTTCCACGTATCTTTTAACAAGGTCACGTTCCTCCCGGCACTCTGCGTCCTTGGACATATCGCTCATTTCTGTAGTAAGTTCGTCCAGATGTTCTTCCAGAGCAGCAAGCATCTTTCTCTTACAGTCCTCAGACTTGCCGGAACGATAGCTCTGTTTCTGTGTCATGTAGTCGTCATAAGCATCTCGTCCGTCAGAGCGGCTGTAATGTCCTCTGACATAATGCTCACCACGTCTGGCATAAGAACTGCCCCGGTCGTAATCCGGCATCATTCTGCCGTCATTTGAACTGTATCTCCCCATGCTGTCGCGCTTTCTTCCACGTTCGCTGTAATCGTCATTGTATCCACCACGCATTTCATCAAGAACGACGTTGTAATACTCCACCTTTTTGTCCCAATACTGTGTGTTCTTTATATCTTTATACATGTCAATGAGCTTATATGTCATTTCCAGATTTCCGGTGGTCAGTCCATTATCAGCGATTTTGGAAAGTTCATCTTCAATTCTTGCGCATAAGTCTTTAATATCTCTCATAATCACACCTCCTACGCTTCTCTGGTCACAACAATGTTTGCGTTCACAACAGAAACAGCCTGATCGCTTGTGTTCTCTACTGCGATATTAATGCAACATCCACGAGGTACATCAATATAGATGCCAGAGGACACATTGTTATATTGGTCTACTGCTGCCGGTGTGGAAATCATCTGTGAAGATAATACAGGTTCGCCAGAGATTGCAATAGCCAGAGAAATAGCTCCAACAGTACCGCCTGTTGGAATTGCGATATTGCCAGAAAAATCCACGAAGAATCTCGCTTTACACTGGTTAGTTAATCCTCTCAGCGTAATAATTCCGCTTCCCTCTCTGTGCTGAATACAGTTAGAACCTTTAACTGCTGTGTTTGAATATACTACATTTCCTTTTGCTGCTACGGTCTGAGCAGCTACATTTATAAATTCTGCCATAATTTTTACCCCTTTCATATCAC